GCTTAACTGAACATCTTCTATATCATCCTGTATCATTCTATTATGATAATTCCAGTCCATCTCATTCTTCTTAATCAAAGTTTCTAATGAGGGAAAACCCTGGAGGAGGTCATCTGCCGAGATCCCCACTTGACGAAGCTTCTTCATATCCTCGTACGTGACTCTGTCAACAACATCTTTCATTGCTGCTCCTGGCGTCACTCCCATCTCTTTTATCAAGTGGACATATAGAAGCTTTAAACGCTGATAGGCGTCCTTATTTGAGGCGTAAGTGCCATACGCATGCCCTATAGTGGACATTAGAACATCTAATGCATCTCGCGGCTTCGTCTCACGTCCCCATATGGCTCTCATCATAAATTCCGGAGACTCTCGGAAGGCTAAGAAATTGCACTGACCTGGTCTATCTCGGTATGGATTTTCCACAAACTGATGCTTTAAAAAATTTAGACCAGCATCCACTAACCATCCTTCATAGGTAGTGGATAAGAAGGAAATCCCTGCTCTCATATCTCGTATGTTAACATCTAAATACTGCTCACAAAAACGAGAGAAGGCATGAACACCAAAATAATGCTGTCCTAATCCATCTATTGGTCCTGCATTGTAGGCGAAATCATCTCCGTAAAAGGCTCCAAAGACGTCATTTACCAATATGTCCTCTAGGGCTTCTTGATCCTCTTTCGGTGAGGTCCAAACTGTGTAAACACAAAAAAGGAAAAAATATAGGGCCATAATCCATGAGTCCATGTGCGACGTATCTAAGCAGCCTGATGGGACTTGGCCACTTATCCAGACCCAGAAATCCTGGAAGAGACGAGTCATTCGATTAACCATATTCCTAGCTAACCACTCACAGATTCTTTTCTTATTCTCATAATCTGGGGATGCTGATGATTCATGGATCAACATAGTACTCATAAAAAGATTTGTAAAAAATTCCTTCACTGTCTGGTCGAATTTCTTTGCATCTCCTTCATGAATTATCTTCATAAAGCGCGTTAACCATGTTACTCCTAAGACCTTCGCAAAGCGATCTACCCCTCCCCTTGAATGCGTATGACCGATCTGGATAACCCATCCCCGTTCCTTCAAATGTCGGATTCGAGTTACCAGCCGTTCTCCTAAAATATACACTGATGAGGGAATGATGAAAAGTCTGACCTTATCCTTCCAAGCTGACCATTCCTCATCAGTAAGCTGTTTTATTCTACTGAAGAGATTCTCATTTTTTGGAGTCACATTCCAATATACCGGGGGGTCTTCTCCTGTTCTAAGAAATTCTAATATAGCATTTAGGTCATCTATGAAGGTCTCTAATTTTTTTCCTTTCGGAGACACCAATACGTCCATATCAAAATCTGGACTTGATAGGACATAGGATTTCCCGGGCTGCAGTCCATTACTCGCGCCTAAGAACATGTCACTCACTGATCTCTCAAAGTCCAGAATACTTTTTTCCTTTCCAAACTCCTTTATACGCATCTTATGATACATTAGGTCCATAGCCTTCGGAACTAATGGCTTCACTTTTTCAAATTCCTCTTTCGGCTTCTGTGTCATGCGATTCATATCCGTTAACGCTGTAGCATACTTATGTGGGAACAAATCTGCCATTGCCGCTACAACGTGAGGACGACCTCTAGTTCTCCCATAACACCACCACCAGGACGATTCCGATCTCAAGATTAAATCTTTCAATGAAGGTATTGGGTCACATTTTCGTGATTCTAAAACTGTATCTGTCTCTAAAAGGTCTTCCGCTTTTATCCATGGTTCATCCACATATGAGCGTATGGAATCATCCAGCCATTTTATTTCTTTATACCTTGAAACCTGACAAGAATCATACATCGGAAGTAT